AAAACACGGGTCTAATCGCGTGTTTGGGTCGGCGGTAACATCGACAGAGGGCGCGATATGATTTCGTTGAGCAAGCTGTGTGATCAACTTCGCTTGATTGTCGATCCGCGCAACCTCGTAATTAAGCGAATCCCTGAGTAAACGCACCAGCCGTGAAGATGCCGCCGTGTTAGCGGAATACTGTTCAAAATCATCAACTATGGTGGTTTCTGAGACGTTAATGACAAAATCTGTCTCCGTCGCCACCTTGATAATCGCGGCTATCTCGATGCTCACCCCGCCGTTTGCTAGTGTGCGCACCGGATAGGCAGCCCCTAGCCGAATATAGGTGTGCGGGAACTCAACGCCATCGGCACTGGCGTAAATCAGTAACTCACGCGCGTCATAATTGGCGTTGTTGTCAATGCGCAGCGTTAACACCCGTTGTGTGGGGTCGTTCGGGTCGAGGTCGTGGGCAATGATTGCCACTTCGCCGTCAACCACCGGGTTATCCAATTGGGTGCGGGTCACATCGAGCGTGGGCAGCTGGCCGTTGCCATCGCCAACCGTCACGCGGCTAAAGGTCACGGGGTGCTGGGCAATACGCGCAGCGGCTTCCCCTGCTGCGCCGCTGCTAAGCAGTAAGGTTTCTGTTTTTATCATTTAAGCGGGTCTCGCCGTGAGTGTGATGGTACTTTGTACTGACACACCGCGTTGCTCGGTGTGCGCGAGTGCAACACGTTGTTGTAACGTTATAGGTATGGCGCGAAGGGTGACGGTGCTACGCACGGCAACCCCGCGGGTTATCGCGCTGCGTGTCGGGATCGCGAGTGACAGGCTCACGCTATCTCGCGCATTGCTGGCTTCTTCAAGCCGTGATTGTAAAGTCGCCAGTGTGGTTGGTGTCACCGTATCTAGGCCGTTATGTACGGCGGTGACATGAATGTGATAAGGCGTCGCCGGCGCAAATCGCGCGGTAAAGCCGTGGCTATGTATCGCGGTGCGAATACCTGCCCGGGTGCCAGATAACGCCCGCACGGTCCATGCGCTATTTACCTGTTGACGTTTGATAATCTCAGCGGCGTCACTGTCCCAGTGGCGTATGCCTTTATCATTCGCCAGCACGGATAACAGCGGGGTGTGCTGGGCATCATGCAGGGTTTGGTAGCGCTCAGGATGCAGGGTAAACAAGGCATCGAAGGCGTGAATAAAGGCGGCTTCTAGTGGTGTTTGGTTGGGCGGTAACAGCGGATGTCCGCTCATATAAATTCCACCGTAATGGCGGTACATTCCGGCGCATGGCTCACACTGCCTGCTATCGTATTGGCGGGCGTCACCACGTCATAATCGGGTAAGTTCGCCGCATACAAGACGCCACCAAGGTGTTCTGGGCGTATCACGGCGGCGAGTAAGCGCCGTTCATCCGCGAACTGCTGAAACTGGGCAGTAAGCTGCTCTCGAATAAAGTCTTGGTTTTGATGTAGGGTGTTGTTCACGCGCACATGAATGGTATACGGCACCACCTGCGCCGCTTTCACGTGTACGGTGTCCGTTTCTTCTTTGATATCGTCACGGTGAAGATACTGAGAAACGGTATCAAGAAGGTCGGTATCAGCAACGCCGGCGTGAGGTAAAACATACAGGGTAACTTCCCCCGGCGCACTACGCACACAACGCGCATCCCGTATCAAGGTCGGTGGACGATTGGCGGGAAAGCGATAACGCACCAAGACGTCACCCCGCTCACCGTTATCGATAGTAATAATTGGACGCTCGCCCACGGTTCGCGCATGAAATTCATAGCCTAAGCGCGAGCCGGGTTTTAAGGTGTAGCTCGCTAAAAAGTAGCGAGTTAATAAGGCGTCATCGGATTCCAGCACCGCAGGTGCGCCCGTGTTGGGGTCTGCTGGGGTCAGTATTTGCCGCTGCAAGCCCAGTTCCGCCACTTTCGCATCGAGCATATCGCCGCGCGCAAAGGTCGCAAAGGTTTGTAACACGCTGCGATTAGCCTGTTGCAACTTGTGGTTCATCACGTAGCAACAGGCTTGAATAACACGCGCTATCATGCCTGCATCATCCTGTAAGGCGGCGCGAATATCGCCGGCCCGCTCGGGGTCGTGTTGCTGGAGGTAAGCCATCACCAATGCATGAAACTGCGCAAGGGCGGCATCAAAGCCCGGCGTGTCCAGTACGTCGGGGAGTTGCGCGTTGGGTAAAAAGTTACTCATGGGTAGCGACCGTCAGGGATTGTGTGCTGCCATTAAATTGCACGGTTAACTGTATGCGTAAACCACGCGCGCCCGTTTCAGCGTTGACGTTCAATAGATGGGCATCGGTACGCAGTTGGTTCGCGGGGTTATAAAAGGCCGCGGCCACACACGCCGCCGCACGGCGTAACATCGCGGGGGTTTGGGCATGGCCTTGCAGTTCGTGCAAGCGACAGCCAAAGCGGCGGCGTTTCACCCGGGTGTGTAACGGTGTCGTGAGTACCGTATGTACGCGCTGTACAAACTCTGCCCTGCCATCAATGGTGCGGCCTGTGTGAGGGTCTATGTTCATTATTCCACCTAACTATTCCACCTTATAGGTGCCTTTGCTGCTACCACTCAAAATCTTGACTTCGGCGCTGTCGGTAATGGACGTCACCACGGCGTTTGCGACGGCACGCGCCAGTGCGGTAACAACGCAATCGGGGTGCTCGGTCTTAAACCCCGCCGCCTTGAGTTCGTCGATGATGTGCTGGGTTAAGGTATCCACTGAAAGGGCCATGATTTTATCCTTTGCTCACAAACACGGTATTGCCGCAACTGGCGTGGGAGGTGCCTGTAAAGGCGCAAATGGTTTGCCGAGTGACCACTTCATCCAAACTGCCGCCGCCACTGTTGAGCAAAATCTTATTCGCGCTTACGTGGGCCGCCTGCTGTGCGGCAATGGTGACGGTATCGGCGGCGTTCACGGTCACCTGCCCGTTGACCTCCAGCGTCAAGTGGTGCTGCTCGTGTTCATAACGGGCCAAAGTCCCATCCGGAAAAGCGGTGACGGTGTGCGTTGGGGTTGCACTCGTGGGTGAAAACTGAGCGCTAGGAATACCAAACAGCGCCACACAGCCGGCGGTGTCCATGCCACCGGTGAGATTCAGTAACAAGCATTGCTCACCAATACTCGGGGCGCGATAGCTGTTCACCTCGCCCATTGCTGGCGCTAACCAGTGAATAAAGGGCGTGACGCAGGAACCATGATTCACTTTGATACGACGGTTATCACGACTGAGCTGTTTAACACGTCCGGGAATAATCAGGTTGTTGAGGCGGCGGTGGATATCATTAAGCTGGGCTTGTACATCCGCCACACTGTGTAAGACCTCGTGGTTATCCATTTACGTATTCTCCAATGTGCCTAGGCGGGTAAAATCACTATCCGTTTGCGGATTAATCCCCACAAAAATCTCGGTGACGTCGACCGTGTCGGTATCTATTGGGGCCAGCTCATAACACTGCACAAAATGCAGTTGCCATGTCTGAAAGCCGCGAAACTGTCCGGTGGTGTTTTGGGCGCTGAGCTTTTCTGGCGGGTTACAGGTGTCCCCTAGCCCAAAGCGGGCCTTGGTGAGCCGCCGTTTCACGTAAGACGCAAAGTTAAACGCCGCTTGCTGGCCTTTATCGATGACCAGCAATAAATCCACACTGGCCCGCTCCAGTTCATGGCCGTTGCCTCTAGGAGATAGCCCGGCCTCTTCTAGCTGGTCGCATTGAATAAAAATCGCGGGCAACGGGATGGCCGAAAATACCGCGTCGGTTTCTTTGTCGGCGAATAACTGCACGCTGGCAATCCCCGGCAATTGCGCGAGGTGTTGTTGCATGGCAATAAAGTAATCACTGGCACTAAGCATTCAACTGGCCTTGTAGGTAATGAATTTCGTGGTCTACAAAGCGGTGAAACGCACGCTGCAATTCTGGCTCCAGCGCCTCGGCAATGGCTTCCCCTTCGACATCGATGTGTAACCCTACCCGATTCAGCGGTAAACGCTGTCCGCGCCGCTCGGCCTGAGCCAAGTGAACATGATACGCATCGCGGATTTCTTCGGCATCATTGGCGTGGTCACTGGAGGCCCGACGAAACGCCACGGCCTGATTGCCTCGGCGCACCACAAAGGCATCGCGGTACTGGTAGTTGCGCACCCGCGCCCCGAGGCGATTTTGCCGGACACGGCCCAAACGGTGCGCGGGTAAATCATTCAAGCCTATCCAAATACTGGCACGCCCCGACTTATCCCGAGAGACGTGGGTCACGACGCGGTTTTTTAAGGCGTGTTGATTGATAGCCAACTGCTCCCCTAATCGCCGCTGCATGTGGGTTTTTACGTACTGGGTGGTTTTGCGAAGCGCCCGTTGAATGGCTTGCTGAAGCTGCTTGTCGCTCGGCAACACGTCGGGCGTGTTAACGCTAAGTTCAATCATGGCATTAGAAACCGAAGGTATTGGTGCTGCTGTCAGTACGCTGGCCTTTGGTGAGAATAAGGTCTAGCGTGTGCTCATTCAGTCGATTGACCCGCTGCACGGTAAAGGTGTCCAGTGTCGCGCCGAGCAATACAGGCAACGTATCATGGGATGAGTAGACACGTAATATACGGTGTGCAAGGTCTTGCGGGTTGTCCTTGGCAAACTTGGGGGTGTGCCAACGAGCGCGGACCGTCAGCGCTGCGCCTGTGGTCAGCGTCAGCGTCACCGCTTGGCACAATCGGCCCGCCACAACGGCGGCTAGGCGAGCCTGATATTTAGGGAGCATAAGGCGTTGGCGTTATGCTGCTGGCGGTTCAGGGTTGTCTTTGACCACCACTAATCCGGCTAACACCGTTGGGTCATGCACTACGGGCAAATCAAAGCTCACGGTGAGTAATTTCAGGAATTCATCATGTTCCCCCGGTGCCAGCGATAACACGGTGCCATCATCGGTCACCCGCTGTTTACCCATGCGCGGCGGCGTGTAACGCTGCATACTGAATAAGCCTTTTTGCACGTTCGGATACACCGCGCCATTG